GGAGATGCAGCTGTGTTTGCAGCGTTTGGTGCACCAGTATTAATACCAGAACTATTGACAAAGAATACAGTTGTTGCTGCGATACCAGCACCTGCACCCTCAGTTGTAGTCTTAAATGAATTTGTCAGTGAATTTGTTGCATATGATATTGGAAACTCTGTTCCTGCACTTGATACCCTAGAAACAATTTTGACATCAAACTTAGAATCACCGTTTGTAGCATCTGTTGATACTCCAGTAACAATTCCTTTCAGATGTCCCGTAAATGTTGAAGTTGTTCCAGCTCCCGGTATCACGAGATTCGTAAGTGCAGCAGTAACACCAGCACCGATCGTACAACCGTAATCTTCTAAACTTGTTGTGTTTATTCCTATTATCTGATCTGCCTGATCATCTATCTGACATACTTTTAATCCGTTTGCCCATGATCCGGGATGTTTACCCGCATAGTAGAACGAAGTATCAGAAGTATGATTTTCTTGATAATCATCAAAACTTTCTATCTTTAAACCACCTGTTGCGCCAATGACTGTCGTTGATGCGATACCAACACCAGCGTTTGCGTTTCCTAAATCATCATCATCTGCTCTTACCACTTTAAGTACACCACCATAGGATAAGAATGATGCAGCACTCATCCAATATTCATATTGCCTATCTGTCGATAATGGTTTTCCAAAATTCTTTATTAGTTCCTCTTCATTAGAAACTTGAATAGGTGTGTCAATTGGGCCAAGACGAAATGGGCCTGCTATCGCGCCGATATTGTCTAATACATTATCTGCTCTTCCTACTGTTAAATCAACCTCTCTGACCAGTATGCCGGGAGATAATTGAGGAGTCGCCATGTTTTTCTCCGAGTTCTCAGTTTAATCTAGAAATTATTTATTGTTTACACACTTTAGGGAAGAGTCTACAACGCACCATCCCAAAACGAATCATATCCTGTGGGTTGTGCATTTCTTGAGGCGATATATAAACCTATATTTGTTAAGAACCAAAACAAATTTATGATCCATGCCTGTCTCCAAAGATATTTCCTATTAGTCTCTACGATATAAATGTTTCTTTCATTGTCAGAATTTTTGACAAACTGCTCCAACACTAATGCGACCACAAATCCGATCGCATAAATGTAAAATGCAAAATTTAAAAAACTAGAACTGAAAAGTAAAAATGAAATCATTACATGTACTCCCACATAAAAGAACGATCACCGTATTCATCAACCTTCCAACGATCACCCTCTGCGTCAACAAAGGAGTCATCTTCTAGGCCATCTGAAATAAAACCAAATGGAGACATATCTTGCTCGATTTGATTTTTTTGTTCGTCATATAATCTCTTTCTTACGTCTTGATCGGTGAGTTCTTTGAAGTAATCTTGTTGAACCAACCATGCGTATATGACTAAACACATAGCGAGGTCATCATTACAACCTTCCTCAGCCTCAAATGAGTTGTTCTTTTGTATAAAAGTTGTCAACTCACTCAGTATATCATAGTCTGAAAAGAGTAATTTGTCACTCTCTATCATTGTCTTGAGGTTAAGTGATCCAACTTTCTTGACAGTCTTTGACATTTTGACACCAAGTTGAGTCTTCTTACCTGAAAATCCTTGTCCAACTATTTGACCTGCACGACCTCTCATTGAACACATGAGCAAGTTTTCATACTCAAGATCATAGTTGATAATTGATGCAACTTGATCTCCAATATCATTCACCTCACATAATATAAATGCGTTATTATAACTTGTTGCAATATCATATATGATGCTTGGAAACAACATCGGTTTGACTTGGTTATTTCGATATTTGGCAACTATGTTATGAGGAAACTTAGTGATATCAGTGACAACAAAGGCTGAGTAATCTTTCTCTACACCTCTTGCTACATCAACTGTAATTAGATAATCATGTTTCTGTTCTGGTTCTTTATAAACATCCAATCCAGCATTTGACTTATGGGGATTCTCATATATCAAAGATCTGAGTTTACTAGGTGCAATGAGTGTATCAACAGATCCAAGAAACTCACATTCAAACTCAACTTTAAATTGAGCTTCAGATGTGTTTGCGATTGTTTGTTGTCTCCACTTCTCATCTCTTCCCGGAACTTCTGACCAGTGAACATCAGTAGGAATATATTCATTCTTACTTGCTTCTGCATCATGCCACATTCGATAGAAATGATTCATACCATGTGGGGTGGATACGATTATAACTTTTGTTTTTTGCCCAGATGATATAGTAGGATAAACAGATGCAAAGAATTGATCAGCAATGTGATTCGGGATGAAAGCGAACTCGTCAAGAAAGATGACATTATAGGATCCACCTCGGACAGCAGATGCAGACGTAGATGCAGCGAGAATCTTTGATCCATTTTCTAATTCTAATGATCCTTTATTCCATGCAAGTATACCCTGTTGCATCCACTTTGGCAAGTTCTCATATGCAAGTTGTAATCTACCTAATAAATCTCTGGCAGTAGAGGCCTTGTTCGCAAGTATAGCAATATTAACGTTATCATTAAAAACTGCGTAGTGAAGCAGATAAGATACAACTGTAGTGGATTTACCCGTCTGCCGAGGCATCTTACAGATGTTAAAACGGTTTTCATGAAAGTTTCTAACTAATTTTTCTTGGAAAGGATAAAGATCAAAATTAACAAGACCTTCATCAAGTGAAACAATCTTTATATACTTCTTTGCAAAATAAACTGGGTCATGTCTACACGCAACAAACTCTAAAATTTGTTCTTGTGTAAATTCAATTTGTGTATTGGCTTTCTTTAGATTCGGATTGCCAAGATATACATTATCAACTGCCATAATTAAATCATAAATTTTTTGTCGTGTTCGATTGTCTTTTGTTGTAGTTCAATAACTTTATTTAATTTCTCTATCTCTTTCTTTAAATTTTTGTTATCCTCTTGTTGTCTGGAGGATTGGTTCTCCGGGGTCATGACTGGATACTTGGTAATTATAGAGTTTAGCACCGGGATACACTTTGTGCATCTGTATCTGTACTTCTCTACGGGATGGTTTTTTGACTGAAGGGAAAAACATTTTTATCATATAGTTTCCTCCTCTCCAAGCCAGATATACGTCGATTATATTTCCAACTTTATTGTAATCTGGTAATTTGGTTGCCTCTTCTAATGGATCGACATATTCGATATTTGATTTTGGCGACCTCATCGGTTCTGGTTTGATGATGTCGATGAACTCGAAACGCAGCTTACCTTCAGCGTCTTCGACTTTAACGCCAGCGTGTTCTAAAGCGGTAATCTGAGATGGTGTCATGTTTACGAGTTTTGTATTATTATTTAGTCAACTTGACATGCTTCAGTTAGGTCTTTTGCCATATTGCCACCAATTTCTGCACCTTCATTCATACCTATCATCGTTGCAGCACCAGCAAGAACCCAACCAACAACGGGGACATTGGCAAGAGGAGCAGCAGCAATAGTACCAACACTACCACCAACAATCCTTCCTGTTTGCTCTCCTCCTCCTTGAGCTTTGATACACTCTGCTTGTGCTGCACTGGTCTTATTTTCGTTACTTCCTCCACCAATATGCTCAGTTCCTATAACAGTATATTCCTCTTGAATCCTTGTCTTATTATTTCCTAAACCGAGAAATCCTGCTTTTGTCTTAATGTCTTTTTGAACGGTCATAACCTTTGGATCATTCGCTCTATAACTGATGCGATATCCATCATGTGATGCTTCTACCTCATACGCTGTGTATGGGCCAACGGGCAGATCAATCTTTGGTAGTGTTTTACGATTTGATAGCAAACCGATCATACTAAAATGAGACACTCCGAGAAGCACACCTAAACCAAGTGCACCCCACTTAACAAGTGAAAATTTTGGTTTGTTTTCCATTTCAAAAATGCATGATACACTTTATATATGCGAACCAACACTTAAATCTCTTAAATCGTAGTTTACGATACATCTTATATTATTATTTGGTTGTTGAGCAGTATGGTAATATGCTCCATCAAATAAAACAACTCTACCTTGTTTAGGTGTAACTTTTTTTTGTACTGTCAGACCTTTTTCAGATATTGTTTTTTCATTGTATATAATAGTATCACCATCACTATCGCACACATAATATAGCATTACAAAATGTGAATATGGCATGTCTGTATGAGGTGTATCAACATCCTCTTTTTTAATATTACTAGGTAATTGAAAAAATGAACGGCCTTGAAGAACATCAACCTCTTTTATTTTAAGTTTGGAGCATGACTTCTTGATAAGATCTATAAACAAATAGTGAAAATCACTATCAATACCCTCTTCATAATGAACGTAATCATGAGAAAAGGCTCCCCTTTTTTGATTTTCATATTCTCCAGCTGAAGTTATGTCATCAATATAATACCAAGGAAAATCCTGATGATTATATCTGGTTTCACCTATTAAAATACTTTTAATTTTATTTTGATAAGGTTTGTCAATAATATCATCAAATACATAAATTTTATCAATCATAAAAAAATTAAATATCTAAAACTTTATCTCCTATTCTAACATTATTTTTATTAAACCATCCACGATTAACTTCAAGTGCAAACATTGCGTTACAATCTGATGATACAGGTGTTACTCTGAGTGGATGTAGTTCTTTTATATTTTCTATGACTCCCTCTTCATTTATGAAAGCCACATCCAAAGGTATTGTTGTATATTTCATATGAAAATATTTTTCTCCATCCTCTTCAAATATAAACAACATACCAGTATCCTGATCAAGACTTTCTCTAAACATTAGACCCAAATCAAACTCAGTTTGATTCTTTGGTATCATTACTCGGAGAGGTAAGTTGACCACCTCTTCACCCATACCACCGCCATTACCGCCACCATTACCGCCGTTACCATTTCCACCGTTGCCACCGTTACCACCATTCCCGTTGCCATTTCCGTTCCCATTACCATTGCCATTTGTTTTTGCTCCGTTTCCGTTTTTGTTTGTAGGTCTCAACATTCCACCATACCCCACACGATATCCATTAGGAATCTTCTTACATTTCTTATCTGTAAAACAATAGTATTGTCCCGGTGGGCATGACTTAGGAGTAACGCTCTTCGCAGCCTCCTCAATAAAACGATCTAAACTTTTCATTTTTTGTTGTCCTATACTCTAGTTAGGGTTTTTGTTAATTTAAAAACAGTTGATGAATCTGTGGTGGGAGTTGCCCTCACTCTGACATTTCCAGAGTCAATATCAGCATCAAAAGTAGCAAGAGATGCACCTGTTCTTATCGTGCCAAACTCATTTAAATATACGCTTGTGCCATCATGTAATACATTTAACGTGGTAACATGATAATTAGAACCTTGCGTTATTTGTATTTGATATTGAGCAGATCTAAACGTAGCAGCAACAAATGTATCAATATTAGATGCACTTGTCGTGGTTGTTGTTGAGGTAGCAGCTTCTATTGCAATTATAGGAGTAATACTACCAGCACCAAGTTCAAGTCCACTTCTCGCAGTAACAACACCAATTGAATCTACAAAAGTAACATCATTATAGGTTATAGTTCCTGCACAAGAAATATTTCCTGTAACTGATAAATCACCAGTAACATTGTTTGAACCTAGAGCTGTGCTCGCGATGCCAACCCATTTAGAATCTTCAGCATTATAAATTAAAAGTTGATTATTAACTCCTGTAAAACTAACATCATCAAGATCCTTGATAAATCCAGCACCACCACCACCGATTGATGCGAGTTGATATTGAACTCTCTCTACAAATAATTTGTAATGTTTCTGTAGTTGATCAACAGTGACAAAATTCTGATCTATTGGAGTAAGCGGATCATCATTGTTTGTATCTGGTGGATCAGCAAGCATTGTTCCTTGCTCTGCAAGTTCCTCTTTTAGTACCTCTTGCTTACCTTTTAACTCTTCGACTATTCGATACAACTCAGAGATATTGGTAGTATTATAATCATGATGATTGTTTAGTTTCTTAATATCTTTTGTTAATCCACGAATATTTTCATCATAGTATTTTGGTTTTGGTAGATTGGATATCTCATCAGCTAATTCATCAAAATAACCTTTTGACAAATCTTTTGCTTCTTTATTTTTAAGATTAAATTGTTTTACCTCTTCGTCAACTCTTTGTTTAAGATTATTAAATTGACTAAGTATTTGTTTCTTAAGTAATCTGTCATCATTTTTAAACTCATGGTGATGATCCCATACTCGAATAACAGTTTCTTTTATCTCCTTGAGTATATTTTCTTTTGTTTCTTGTAATGTATCACTTACTTTGTTTATCTCTACACGATTGTCAAAATCTTTTGTCTCAATGTTCTCAGATATATCTTGAACTTCACGATCCATCCTTTCACAGATAGATTTGATTTTATCATCTACCTTGATAAAGTCATCATCGATTACACTAAATGTTTTGCCTATCCATGAAAAATCAGGAACCTCATTAACCTCATTTACCCACTTAGGAAACTTTGGTATTTCGGATCTAACTTGATCAATCTGTTGACATATCGCTTTTATTCTC